CTTCCCGATGCATGCTTATTTCCAAAGGCATCCTCTAGATAATCAAGGGCGGCCTCAAGATCACCTTCATTCAAGAACCTTCGCCAATTTTCAAGTAGGAGTTTCATTTTATTTTAAATTTGTTTTTTGGATTTAAAATTGGAAAAATCAAATATTGATTAATCTTATCTTCATCAACAAAGCTCGGCACCAAGCCGTCTTCCCGACCAAGGGCGCCCCTTTTAACCAAAATCTTTACAACTTTTTGGGCTGCCTCATTGGACCCCCCTTGATGAGTGGCGTCAGCAAACACATAATACTTAGCGCCATATATCCCTTGAAGGAGTGCTAAAGCAGATTCTCTAAGGGCTATCCCGAGTTTAGCAAACTTGCGCTGATGTCCGCCTTGTTTTAATCTTTCCCGGGCGATGTCATCCAGACTCCAGTGTCCGCTATAAAACTCTTCGTCCAAAAACTCATCGGTAATAACTCCCGTATCCTTAAGATCACTAGAACAGTACTCGCACTCTTCTTGTTGGCAACTCTCATAGTCGCGGTCATCATGCTCACACTTGTCACGGGCATAGTCCGAACAGTCCCGAACGGCCATCAAGTCGCCTATCCAGCCCCTATATTTGTGGATTCTAAATTTCATTAAACTCTCACCGGACCACCGGTCATGTAAATAAACGGTGCCCACACCTTCGTTAGCTCCTCCGATGATCCCCTCCCCACAATCAGATACCTCTATTTTATCGGTTGACCGAGAATCAACACTCTCGGGCCCTCCGAAGTCATACGTTATATAATAATTATCATATAAATTCTCACTCTTAAAAAGATCGAGTTGTTTTTCTTCTTTTAGATACCTTCGCCAATTTTCAAGTAGGAGTTTCACTTGCCTGCCCACCTTTTCCACCCTTCGCAAAGTTTACTATAAGAGGCATTTTCAGAAACCTGCTCTTCTGAGTCTTGTGCTCCAAATCCCAACTTTCGACCTGCCTCAAATTTGCCGGGGTTGGCGCGCCCTTGGTGAACGCGGGTTTCGTGGGCCGTTTTTAAGATAAACTCCGCAACTGCGTCGTAGAAGGTGTCTAAATTTTCATCAAGCCAGTCGGCATATGCCAAGCCCCGCTCATCGTCCGTGGGTACCCTAGAAAATATAACTGCGGCGCCGAGTTCTCCGCCATTCTCTAGGTCAACAAGATATTCTGTGAATTCCAGCTGGTGTAGATTGGGATAATCACCGTATAAATGAATCTCCGTCAATGAGAGTTGTTTTTGCATTTCCTTGGATCGGTCGTAAGCTAGTGGCCAAGTTTTATCAAAGGCATATTTGAGTGCTCGGTCCTTAACGCTGAGCGTGTTGAGATATCCAACGGTGTTTTTGAAATATTGGTCCCTCTCTGGAGAAGGGGCGAGCCATTGGGCGGCGGACCTGGGTTCAACTCGCCTGAGTTCTGGGCCACCGAGGGTTCTGAAGAGTGGCATTTGCACCACATACTCCTCTTTCTGGTAAAACTTTATTTTTCCTTTCTCGAATATCGCGCCAAAATTCTCAAACTTGTTGAGATACTTCTTTCTGATTTGTTCCGCCCTCTTATCATACTCTTCAGACGTCGTTATACCTGCCTCGACCATAACTTGCAGGGCCTCTTTCAAAATAGTATCATATGCATCTTCAACCGTCTGCATGCTTTCCAAGAAGGATTCAAACCCCTCTAGGGAGGTGCTTTGGCCATGGTCCGGATGAAATACAAATCGAATAGCCTCCTCACTCGAAATGGCTTCGGACTCATCTGGATATATATAATTATTGTCAGCAACTGATATGAAAATTTCTAGGATGTCATCCTTCCAATGGCCGAAACCCTGTTCGTCGCCCAGCTCGTCCACGGCGTATTCTAATTCTGGGAGTTTCCAATATACTCCGCCATCCCACCACATACCCTCTCCGTAATCCTCAAGAGTTACATGAACATTTGAAAAGTCCTGCGCGTTCAGTAGATCCTCATAGGCCTGCGGGTCTGGGCCGGCTGGATTTTCCCTGTTGTGTTCAGCTGATAATTTAAAAATGTCGAAGACCTCCTCCTGAAATATTTCAGTGAGTTCCAGGTCGACGTCGTCGGGGGGCTCGATGTCGAGGCCCAAGTTGGATGCGAGCTTTTTGAGATTATCTGTTAAATTTTCTTTTTCCGGGTCGGAGTGGAATGTTTCCCACTCCATATAAACCTTCTCATAATCAGAAAACCATGCGGCGATAATATTTTTTGTAACGTACCTGAGAAATGAATCTTCTTCGACACTATCATTTGGCCTATTCCAAATCTCCTCCGGAGCATCATAATCCCAGTCCCTTTCATATACCAGAGCAATCTTTTTGCCATCAGTATCTTCATCAAGATTTTTCATGTTGACTATATAAAAAGCTTTCCCGTCATCGGTGTATGATTGAAAATAATTCTGCCCCTTTGTTTTTGCAATGCACCACGGACCATATTTGGGTGTTCCAGTCCCCTGGCCATAGTAACAGGACGCCGCCGGCGTCAGGGGCCTCATCACCAAAAAATTATCATCCTCTCCTATTTTCGTTGATCCCTCCTGGGCGCGCTCTCTCCTTTTTTGTCTTTTTTGCCTATCGCTCATCCCAAGATCCCTAATCGCCGCCGTAATATCATCGGCGGTTTTGTAGGCGTTGATATCTTTACTCTTCAATCTTTGAGAATTTGCATGGAATTTCCCTACAGCATCGGCTATGGCCCTGTATGCCTCGTATGACGCTTGGGCGACGACGACTTCGTCGTCGGGATGTAGGTGCCCACCACGGGCATCGCTTTGGGCTTGGGCTTTCTCGCGATATGGTTCTGTCATCTTCGCGAACTGCTTTGTTGCCCACATCAAATATTTATTTTTCCCAGACGGGTCTCTTTCACTTAGCCTGTCAACCCAATTGGGGTCAACATTCGGATATTTTTTCTTCGCGTCTTTAAGGATGCTCTCGACAAGAAGCTGTTCCTCAGTAAGGGTTCCCCAGCGGCGCAAGCCTTCAAAAAATTGCTTCATTTTCTATTCTCCGGCAGCTTTGTTTCTAAAAATTTAATCAGGGACCTCACATCGGATCCGAGAGGCGGCCGTATGGCCGGGAACACAGAGTGCAAGAACTGACCGAAGGAAGCCAAGAATAAGACAGACCCCATCTCAAAGGCATGGCGGAAATGCTCAAAATATCCCTCGTTAATGTCTCTTAGGTGACCCATCGTTATATAATTAGTTATTTTTATACAATAACTCCGTAATTTTTGAACAATAAGATTGAGGATCACACGAAAATAATTTAATAATTTCTTCTGGTGTTTCGTGCCTAAATTCAAATCTTTTATCTTTTTTATAAAAGTTTTTAACATTTGAAATTACTTGTCTTTCTGCTGCCTCTATCTTGGGAGAATAATATCTGTAAATATTGGGATTATAAGTATCTCTGCCGTTGCGCGCGCCCTTTATTCCAGCGTCTTTCATCATCTGTGTGATTTTGAACTTTGCCATCGTATCCGAATAATCAAAATCATCTAATTGATCCTCGTCCAAATGTGATATCGCCACAAGATCCTTTCTAACCCTTTCTGACGTTTGATTTCCAAATCTATCTGACGGGTAGAAAATAACTTTCTGAATGAAGTTGTCTTCAGTCTCCAGCGAATTATGATTATGCTCCATCCCGGATCGAACATGAAACCAATCAATAACTCTGCATTTTCCAACTTCCTGGCCCCTTGTGGGTGGCAAGCCTCGAATGTCCCTGTCGTCGAAAACAACCAACTTGTCAAATTCAAACCGACCCAGCCTAGAATTGCCGGTAACTGCCTTAAGATTGTTGTCTTGTATACTAATAGACTCTGTCTTATCCGACATCGGCAACTGACCACCCAGAGAGAGGGAGGTTATAAGCCTTTGCCAGATGACTAGTCTATTCGGCTCCTCAACTCCGAGGAACGAGAAGTCGTACCCCCCATCAAACACATCAAACTCAAAGGGAACGCTGGACTTAGAAAAAATACAAGGCAAATTGTTATAATAAGAATATAAAAGAGCACTCAGTCCTCCGCCGATAACAATAGTTTCCTTTTTATAAATATGCTTATTGAGCTTCATCTTCCTGATTCAAGAGTCGGATGTGGCGATCAATAAAAAATCTTGCCTTTCTCAAATCATCAATTGGCTTTTCACTACCTTCCTTATATTTCACAATATATTTCAAAGCGTGGCCCAAATTATATCCAAGATCCCAAGATTTTATTATTTTATTAACTTCATAAGCATCATCGCTCATCTATCTTTTTTCCCAACATCTTATTGAGTTTTCTTTCCAAAATAATTTGTCTGCTTTTATTAACCGGCGACTCCAGAAGTGCTTCCCTCTTGAAAAGCTCTTCACTGACCAATTCCTTAATTAAATTTAAAAAGTTTCTATTCATATCAAAGTTCCCCTAATCTAAAATCGCAAGAATATGATTTTCCAATACTAAATAGACTACTTCATTGTCAAATTCCACTTCTTCGATCATATGTGTTAAAACGATTGCCTGATTCCCAACCGAAATGGGGGGGCGGACGTCTGGTGCCGCAGCAAAAATTTCTACTTTTGAATATTTACTTTCGGGCCTGAAGGATCCCTCTGGCAACGCGATTAAACTTTCGCCTTTTTCCGCTTTCGGCTGTGAAATTAAAACATACCTGTTACATGGTCTCATCATATTATTATTCCTTTATGTCGATTTGTTGTTCTTTATTTTCCCTTAGGGCATTTAAATATTCAATGGGGATTTCACATGTACCACCAGCACATGCAGAATCTTGTGCAAAGTCAATATTATCTTCTTCTTCACACATTGATGTCCAATCAATATCTTTATATTCCTGAGAAAGTTTTTCCCAAAGTTTTAAATTATATATGTCCTTTAGACAATATGTCATTATCCTGACATTTCCGTTAAAATGGCTATCGGCGAATTTGATGGCAGAAGTTGCCCAACTGCGCTTGATTGGAGTAACTTTATCAAGTGGTTCTCCTATTCCAAGCAAGCAATCGCTGGCCGCCCACAAATCACCAGAAAATGCAAAAAGCGCGGACTCTATTATTCCAGAAGCGAAAAAGGAGCCGGCGCCATACTCCCTCAAGATGTCCGCAGGATATGGAACGGCACAAAACGGAGCTTGGGGATAGTCTTTATCTCCAGAATTTGGAATTAAAGAAATTCCTGCAAAGTATTTCCTATTCTTATAAATGTAATCGGCTATCTCAGCCCACTCATTTTCTCGGACGTGAATAGTATTAGAAACATTATGACTTAACCACGGCTGAGCACACAAATCTTTGTTTGTTCCATAGCGAACCCAATTCTGCTGTGTTAATTTCACGCTTTCCAACAATCTTGATGCATCAATTTGATTCTTGGTCTTAGCGCCAACTGGCACTTCACAGAGAAAAGTAATAACTTCTGTTACTCCATTCGGATCCCAGACGGACTTCTCAACTGCGCGCGGATTAAATTTTTTAAAGTGCTGAACTGGGTTTTCCTGTACGTTTGCCTGCACTCGGCGAAAGTATCTCTTAGCGTGGTGCGGGTGAATTCCCGAAGCGGTGCCAAGAATACAACTAGTTGAGCCGGCGGGTTTTACGCACGTCGTTCGCGCTGCCTGATTAATTCCAATCATAGAAGCAATTTCTTTATTAATATCCTTGACAATCTTTGCGCCAGCTCTTTGAACTTGCGGATTAAACAAGACTTCTGGGTTATCCATCATACCAGTGATTGAAACCCCAAGGAGTGATTCCCGTCTTGTAATCTTTTCGGTTGTTTCCCCCAAATAGGGGAAATCCGTATATGCTGATTGAAGCGTGCCAATAATTGCCGCAGCGCGGCAAGCGCTGTGGAAACTTTCTGGAGTTTTTGCTTTCTTGCCATTGATTTCTGTCAAATTGCAAAATTGCCAACCGGGCTTGTTAGTCTCAATATCTACGGGATATAGACCAATCTCAACACAAGGATTAAAGCCCATTTCTGTACTGTCGGCCCATACAAATCCTGGCTCTCCGAACTCGCGCACCCAGCCCATTAGTCGGTTGAATGTCTCTTTCGAGGTTTTGTCGCGAATGAGGAGAGCACTATTGTTTGAGCGGCCGCGCTGGGGGTTCTCCACGAACCAATTGCCAGTCTTGGCGGTAGCCATTGCTTTATCGTCCGGAGAAAAGAGGGCTATTGTTGCGGAGCGGCGGACTCCGCCGGAGATTACTGCATCGGCAGCGTGCATAATAATATCATAAACATCAACAGGCTCAAGGCGTGTGCGGCTTGAGACTCCGAGCCTCTTTTCAAAAACTTCTCTAATTTTTTCAATTGACCTCTCTAGGCCCGCAGGGCCTGGAGCTTTTGACCCGGAACTGAGGGGGGATCCCGCAGGTCGAATTTTTGAATAATCAAAAACCACCCTAAAGCCGATATAATCATCAAAATCGGCATTGCCTCCAAGATAACTCGTAACTAGCACACCAATTGCATCAGCCCACCCCTCAATCGTGTCGGGAACCACAAAAATCTTACTGATTTCCTCTTCTGGGCGTGCAGCAAGAGGAATGGATGCCACATGATGTTTCTGAACTGAAAAGCCCACTCCACAGCCGCACAGAAGAAGATACATAAGCTCTTGAAATGATCTCGTTCGATTGATATGGCCAAAGGCACAATTATAAACGCGTGCGTTATGCTTAAAAATTGGGCGGCCGCCAAACTGCAAAATTCTTTGCGATCCAAGAACCTCTTTCTTTTGTACCGCTAATTCTGCCTCTTCAATAAAAGATAAAATTTCCTCATTATCCTTAAATTTTTCCCTATGCATGTTGAATACACGAGTAACCTGTTCTTTCCAGGTTTCGCGCCTCTTGTTCTCTGGCAAATATTTAGCATATTTTGCTATCCTAGTATAATCTTGAAGTGCACTTAACGACATTATTTTCTCCCCCCATCCTTTACTTTCTTATATAACGTTACTAATTTTTTCTCTTGTCTCTTCTTGGCTTCTTTTTTTACATCGCCGATGGTCTCGCCGGTAGATGTTTGAACATTAATTGTTACATTTCTGGTATCCATATAAATTGGATAAATTATACCATCAACACCATTCCTATTCTTAGCAACAAAAATACGTCCCGTGTTTGCCAATTTATCTTCCGCCGTTCTGGATATTGAAAAAATAAAATCTGCAACAAAACATTTATTAAAAGCCTCCGATATTGATTCCATTGTAATAACTTCGGCATTTAATCCAGAACGGTTCGTTTGAGATGCTGTCCAGACACAACAACCATGTGTCTGAGCAATTGCTCGAAGCTGTTCATAAATAGTCTCCAGCTCGTGTCTTTTCTCCCTTAATGTTGAAATTGGCCGCAATAAATCTCCGTAATCCACCAGAACCATATCGGGCTTGAATCCTCGGTTCACCAACTTTTCTAGATGATTCTTTAGGGTTTGGCAGCTAGCAGACTTGGTGGGATATTCTTTCACTATCAAATTGCCCTCTATCATTTGAACTTTTTCATATATTTCTTCTTTAAATGCAGATAAATCATTGAGCGGGACATTTGTTATACAACTGTCAAAGCGTGACCCAACTACCGTTTCAGATAATTCTAGCGTATAATATACAACATTTTTTCCTGCCTTCATAGCTTGGGCGCCCATGTGAACGAGGGCCATACTTTTACCCGCGCCCGTTGGGGCAATGACCACCCCAAGTTCTCCCTGTCCCAAGCCCTGATGAGTTATCGCATCTATTTCCGCCCAGCCAGTGGCGATTGGATTTCTAGCTTTAAAAATAAATCTCTGTTCAAAATCTTTTACATAATCGTGTCCGAAATTTGAATCGGAACCAAGCTTGAGCGCCTCGTTTATAACCTGAGAAATCTCGTCAAAAGACGAGTTCTTTAATAGTTTTACAGATTTAAGCATTGCCTCTTTTAGCTTTTGTTTCCTACAAAAGTCTAAAGATGTTTCTATAATATATTCAGAATCTTCTATTGTAGTTTTAGATATTCTAGCAAAAAAATGCCTAATTTGTTGTTGGACAGACTCATTTTCGTTGGTCAATTCCGTTCTCAATATAGAAGTCATAATTTTTTCTGTCGGATGGACAGAATATTTTTCTCTATATTCCTTAACTAGCTGGACAAAAACTTGAAGATATTTAAGCTCCAGAAAATTAATATTCAAAACCTCAAACATCTGATCTGCAAAGGGCCTATTGACCAAGATCAGATGACACAAGGTTTCCTGAAAGTCTTTGCCATATTGGCTAAAGTCTTCCTTAGACATTTTTCCCCCTATCTATTCTTAATATAACATACGATGCCCGCGATGTCAAGACTTATTTGAAATTCTTTTGAATGTAGTAAACAAGTCTGACGTATCCCAATTTCCGAAACCGTCTTCCGCCATGCGCTTAATTACTTCCGTCTTGTTAAACTGTGGCTCAAAATTATCAAGAATGTATTTTATCCTGCTTTTATCATCGATTGACATTGTCGGCGAGTAAAGCTGCATAATTTTATAATTTTCCTTAATAATATCTTCTGCTTCGCATATCGAAGAGAAGGCCTTTAGACCCGTATTATCATTTTCACAAAACTCAATAAGTTCCGGAATTGTTACTGACTCTTCACCGGCAAAGAATGGTAATCTTTTTGAAATGGTACCCAGGCCAACACCCCTGACCCCTGGGAGGTTGTCGGACTTATCTCCCGCCATAGCACGAGCTAAAGCAAAATTCGTTGGGTGAATTTTAAACTCCTCCAGGATCCTCGGCTTGTTGATAAACTTCTTTTGTATGGGGCGATAAAGTACTGTTTCATCATCGCAAAGTTGAAAGAAGTCCTTGTCGCTCGACACGATAATCTTTTCCCAGCCTGAATACTGCGGGGATTGAGCAACATATGAGATGATGTCATCAGCCTCGACCCGATCAGCCATCAATTGGATGACGGGCATGAAGTTAAGCATCTCCATTAAGCGATATTGTTGCCAAACCTTATTCTGCATCTCCTCATCTTTTGTCAACACTCGGACATCGCGGTTGAGGCGAATAGGCTTTCGACCCTCCTTATAGTTGGAGTTGACCTCTTTTCTGCGTAAGGATCCGCCGGCGCCGTCCCAAGCGATGATAATCTCAGCCGGCTTCATTTCTCGACAAAGCTTTTGCAGGATTCCAAGAAATCCTTTATAACCCCCGATTGGTTGGCCGTTCTTTGATAGACTCGGATTAACAATATATGCTCGGAAATATGCGTTTAGAGCATCAACTATCAATAACCTCTTTGATTTAGTCATCGTCTGTGCTTTTTTCAGCTGCCCTGAACACCATTAAATTATTATATTCTTCCATTATCTGCCCTTTTCTCTCATTTTCTGCTGTCATGTGCCAACTCCAAGCATATGTTTTTGTGATATCTTTTATTCTATGTTTTATTTTTTCAGCTTCTTTTTCAAATATTTGAATTTGATTTTCTGTCGGAGAACTTAATTCAAAACCTAAATCCAACGCAATCTGTTGCAGTGCAAATAAATTGTCTTCCTGTGCTGCCTCCGACGCTTTTAAAAAGACCGATTTCCTATGCCTCTTTTCCTGTTTAGATAGATTAATTGACTTATCTGGATGAGTTACTGAAACCACCTTTTTATATAATTCAGCCACCTCCTTGCTTATTTTCTTTTTATCTATTTTGAAAATTTTCTCGTTGTCTACTTGAGGTGCCTCCCCTTTCGTGGGGGGAGGCACCTCGGCGTCAGGAAACATAATCTTAAGAGTCTTATTCTCTTCTGAATATTTCAAAAACTCTTCTTGGAATTTTTGTGTTGCGTGATTTTGCATGGTTTGGTGGTATTCCAAATCGGCATACAAAAATTTAAGCTCGAAAAGGAGCTTGTGATGCTTCATTTTTAAAATATCATCAGACATAATATAATATAGTTATGAATCTACTCTTCGGATTCATAAAAATCTTCTGCTTTTCCCTCGCGTCTCTCGAATTTATAAATAATTTCCTCATCTATAATCTGATAAACACGTTGGCGGAATTTATCATCTTGCATTTTCTCAACCCACTTCGCTGACTGGAATTTCTCTGTTGAGCCATCCTCAAAAACCATAGTATACCAGGCTCCTGACTGGATAATATTATCGGATCCACTCACAGCATCGAAGAGTGACTCGTCGTCTTGGATGGCGACATCATTCCCGCCCCAAAGGATGCGGAAATTACATTGTCGCCCGGAGGTTCCGAAGCGAGACTTCTCTAATTTTACTTTGACCTCGGATCCAATTCGGAATCCATTATCGTCAAGTACGAAACTCTTCTTCGCTTTGCGGCCTGTGAGCCAGATTCGAAGAGAGTAGGCGTAACTCATAGCTTTTCCTCCCGGAGTCACATATGGGGTAGTCATCGCCTCAGAAGCAATTCTCGTAATATTTGTCTTCAACTGATTTAGGACCAACAGGGTCGCATCCGCATTTGCAATCTGAATTGTTAATTTTGACATTGCTCGTGCTAAAATTCGAGCCTTCATGGCCATTTGGGACATTGGGTCAAAGCTTCCCTGCACCTCACTCTCGCAGGGAGTCAGCGCTAACGAATCCCAGATAAACAGCATTTTATTGCCGGAGTCCAAAAGCTCTTCGATGGTTTCCAAAACAAACTCAACAGAAGTGGCCTGGATATATAGAAGCCTATCTAAATCACAGCCGGCATTTGCCAAAAAGGATGGGTCGATTGCAGACTCCGAATCAAAATAAACTACCTCAATGCCCTTCTTTTGAGCATTTGCTGCAATTTGTGCAGCCATATAGGACTTTCCTGTGGCCTCAAGGCCCGCAATTTCGACAACTTTACTTACGGGAATTCCTGCATATTTTCCTCGACAGATAATTGAATCAAGCCAACGAGAGCCGGTGGGAATCCATTCCTTCACCTCAGTTGGATTTTCTTCCTTGAGGTCGAAGGCGACATTCATACCGGCCTTTTTGTTGACAAGTTTTCTCATTTCTTGCATCGTAAGTTTACCCGATGATTTTGTTTTTCTTGCCATTTATTTACCCCCGCATCCCATTTTCGAGGAGCTTGCGGCGCTCGGCCTGTTCCTTGCGGCGACGAACGTTTTCTTCATGCTTTTTCTGTTGCTTTGCAATCCTCTTAGCCGTCGCTTTTAGTTTTCTCTTGGCACTTTTTCGGGCAAGTCGTGCGCTGCGTCGCTGTAGATATTCTTTTGTCATCACACTTCCTTATTAAAAAGTGAGGCACCTGTACCCCGTGCCTCCCTGCGGGCAGGGGGGTATCCTATGTGGTGGTGTCTTCTTCTGGCGTGGTTGTTGTAGTGCCCACACCCATCAATTCAACTTCGAACTGCAGAGCTTTTCCCGCCAGTGGATGATTTAAATCTACGGTCACCGTTTCGGTATCAACTTCACTCACTCTTCCGAGCAAGTGCCTCCCGTCAGAAGTGGCCAGCGGCACTGGCATGCCCTCTGTCAACTCCACTTCCGCTGGAAACGATGTGCGCGGGATTGAGGTTGATGCCTCTGGATTAACCTCCCCATATGCCTCGGAAGAAGTGAGGCTAATTGTCTTTTTATCTCCCACTGCCATCCCTACGATAGCGTCGGAGAAGCCAGAAATCATTTGGCCACTTCCAATTTCAAATTCAATCGGGGTACCGCGAGAATACGAGTTATCGAATTCGGTACCATCTGTTAATGTGCCGCGATAATGAACAGAAACATTATCGCCAGTTGTAGCTGTAGTCATGGTTTTTCCTTTTAAAAAAAATAAAGTGAGGCACCTATAAACCCGTGCCTCCCTGCGGTGGGGGGTGTTAGTTTCCTGTCAACTCATTAAATGCAGCCACCACATCAGATGTAGTAGACGGCACTGAAACGTCTGCCTGATCAATAGTATCCTCTGATCCAGATAAAGACTGAATAAATCCGTCCAAAGCGGCTTGGACTTCTTCCTGTGTCTTTTTGGGGAAAAGGCTATCAATATTTGGGATGTTGTCCATCAGACGAGAACATTCCTCTTCTCCCCCTACGGCCTCGTCACAAAGTGGCGATGTGCGTCGGCGGGGCGTCAAAGTAGTCTTTGGAAACTGGGCGCCGGGTGGCTTACCATAAGTGAGAGTCAGATCGGTTCCGTCATCGATATCTGTAATATCTCCATACTCGGGGTTCAAAACCAAATTAAGGAGTGAGGTATATGCCTCTTTCCCATAGCCCCAGATACGGATTCCTTCTGATTCCTCACTGCGGACCATAACTGGTGAAAAGAAGCGTTGACGAGGGCTCAAGTCTTTTGCGAGCTTCATCGTATCAGGATCCTGATTGCTGTTAAATTCTTTCCAGAGTTGGTCCTTAAAATTACAGATTGGACAATCCTCTCCGTGATTTTTGTTTGGACAAAGCAAGCCGCCTCTCTGATCTGGGCCCAAGTTATAATGAAACCAATAATCCTTGAAGGGGTCGCCATCTTCCGTTGGTACAATACGAATTGTTTGAGTACCATCCTTGGGGCGCCAAAACGACCCCCCAGCTTTTCCGTTGCTTTTTACGCTATCGAGCCGTGCTCGAATTTTTGCGATATCTAATGCCATGTTAATTTTCTCCTTTTATTATTGAAATTGTGCCATTGGCTAAAGTAAAGACGACAAATCTCTCGTCTTTCTATTATATAATATAACATTTTTTTGAATGCTTGTCAAGCATTATTTTTAAATTTTTCAAAGTTTTCAAGACTCTCGATATTGAAAGTCTCAATCTCTCCAACAGTCGTGCTTTTGTTAAAAACACGAAATCCTTGCTTATCCAAATCCCAAACAAGGTTGCTTCCTTCGGTAAGATTTGTTTTCTTGCTGGTGCCCTTGGTCTGGGAAATAAAAAATCCTTCTGGGAGGTCTACCAACTCAACGAATTTCATCGTCCTCAGGCTCCCGTCTTTCTTCTTAAAAATTCCTAAATTTGCTTTCACTCTACTTCCTGTAATTGTATGTGTGGTGTTCTTTCTATAATATATCCAAAATCTTGTTCATAATCTGACGAGTATACTGCATATGTTATATTGACATTTTCTTTTGATTTTAATTTTATTTGATTTTTCAATCTCCTAAATAATTCTTTATCTGTTTTCAGCTTCTCCTCGCTTATACTATAAATATAACATTTTTCACGAGAGTTGTCAAGGGAAAAAAACATTTTTTCTTCATTTTTTTCCACGTCGAAAAGCCCGATCGTGACAATGCGGTGGGTTTCTTTTGGTTTTTCAATTTTACCAATGGCCGCATCTGTATTATAAAATACATTTATCATATGGAAAACGGAAACAAGCGCTTCGTTTAGCTTATCATAATAACCGATAATTGGCGCGCCGCCCACTACCGAGTCAAGCACTGTATTGGAAACTAGGCAAATTTTCTCAAAAATACCAGAGCGAGCATACTCTTGAAGCACGCCGAAAACTAATCTTTCTTGCATTTTTTGTGTCTGATTTAGCATTTCTAAATCTGGCTTGATATAGAGGATAGAAATGGGCAAATGTTTGATGTTTTGAAGAATTTTTAAAGAAGCACAAGAGGCTTTGCCACCGCCGGCAACAACGAATGTAGTCTCCCCAACAATTCCCTTGAAAAAAGTTTTCATCTTTGGAAATTTATATGCTTCAAATTCTTCGGGCGCCTCAAAGCTTGGTATATTATAACATCCATCTCCAGAAATGCCGACATCTATTTTAAAAATTTTATATTGAGGATGCTGTGAGAGTTCATCTGCCACCTTGCACCCTGCGGATCCCAATCCTATAATATTCACTTCACACCTCCAGCTTTCTTAGTCTTCCAAAATTATTGCCAACACCTATATTCACTTTAAATTTACCAAGAGTAGTGTTGGAGAAAATATCTATGATTTCTGGCAATCTTTCTTTGTCTTCATTAGAAAGGTCAAGTACAATAGAATCATGGATCGGGAAAGCAACATATGATTTACATCCTTTTAAATAATTAGACACCTTTATCATTTGTCTCAGGACATTTTCTGCACAAGTGCTCTGAATAATATAGTTCAATGCAGTTCTTTCTGTCGAAGGAATCACCTTGTCCCAAAAGGTCGTCACTTGGCCCTGAGTGAAGTATTTTTGTACCACCAACTCTCTATTGTACGCGCGTTCGCACATATGGTCGTCGCTTTCGGGATTGTAGAGCCAAGCAAAAATTCTTTTTTTAGCCTCGTCCCTAGTTAGTGAGTCTTGAAATATGTTTTTAATATTCCACTCATGGATATCCCCCTCCGGCTGTTGCCTTCCCTGTAAAGAAAGCAGGGTTCTCAATTCCGCCGCATTAAAGTCCAATTCTACAAAATAATCATTATGTGGTTCGATTGTGCACCTAAGTTCCTTTTTAAGAGTCAATATTGGGAAACTTCTAGGCTCTGTCGTCAATCTTCCCGTCTTTGTTCCAAAGATATTAAACTTGCACGAATGTTCAATCTTATTTAAGTTTTGTGCAAACTTTCTATGTTCTGATTTAAACAAAGATAAATTCTTTGGGTTTATGTTTAATTTTCTGTATTTCATGTCTTCTAATATTTTAGACAGAGATACAAGATAATCATAATTTATTGGACGACTATAATAGTCAAAGACGTGTTCACATATTTTATTTTTAACCTGACAAAACTCTATGAGGAATTTTTTAGGAACCAAATCAAAAAAACAGTTCTCATCAAGCGATACACGAGCCGTATTAAATGATTTGATGAAAGCCTTGAGTTTGTTGCTTGCGTCTTCCCAGCGCTCCCTCAGGGCCTCTGGGCATACGATATCCAAGGACTTTCCTCCACAATAAAGTTTGCCATACTCAATCTCCCTTTCCTTGAGAAATCCTGAATATGACCAAGTGTGAGTCAGGTCGTGGGGAAGGTTTTCTCCAAAAATTAGATCACCATAGAAAATTCCAACACAGTCCTTTTTGTCATCAAGCGTCTGAAAGAGCAATATTACCTCAGTATAATTCGTTAATGGATCTCTTTAATAATATTATAACATGTTCAGAGAAATTGTCAATACTTAAATTGTTATTTTGTAAAAAATAATCCTCTAAAGTCGTTCTGGATGTGGATCCCTTCTGCAAAAACGGGAATCTAAATTTTTTATCGATGTAATCATCTCGACCACGAGGAAGGTCTATCGCATTGAAAATTATTTTTTTAATTTCAGAATCGGTATATTGAAAGTCTGCTTCCTTATTCTTTACCTTGATATATTGCTTTATCCAATAGTTTTCTGTCAATACATCTCTTGAGACTTCAAGCTTGTCTGCTGATTTTCTATTGAATTTACATCTATTTTCCGTATAATATCCTTTTTTGTCGACCAAGTCATTATATCCCAAGATCACTGTCGATAACAAATATTCTATATCTTTTGTTCTTGCTCTCAAAAATCTGCTATTTAAGTATCTTTGTACAACATCGCCGGAACCTTTTAATTTTGATGAGTTAGCGGGAGATGATATATCGAAATTAAGTCTCCAGGGAATATTTTTATCTATTAAGAAGCCCGCTTCACGAGCAACATCTTTATAGAAATCAAAATTTATGCTATTTAAAATTATTTGCTTATCGGCATTTCTGGAAGGATCAAGGTCTGCGATCTCTATTGATAGGCCGGAATTCAAAGCGGAAACATTCGAAGATAAAATATGTGATGTCTTTGTTAAATATTTTATATCTTTCTCGCTCATGATATATGAAAAGAATTCCTTTGAATAATCTTTTATGTTTTTTATTTTATTTTCTGAACGATCTTGAAATAGTTTTTTATTAAAATTTTCAATAATATCTATTAAATATTTATTATATTCTATCATCGGATCCGAATAGGCTCTATAAATTTTTATATTTTCAAGATAATTGTCAGAAGAAAGTCGACCTGCCTTAGCTGCCGACTTGAAGAATCCTAAAAATTCCTGATATGAATCGGCCACTTCCGGCAACATATAAAAAAGGTCATCACCCTGCGAGATGTAGCTCATATATTCCTGGATCGGCTCAATTACGGCCATGGCCTTGTCGACCTTTCCATAAAGAATATTTTCTTTTTTCCAATAATCTTTTATTCCTGGAAATGTTTTTATATCTATATTTTTTGGGTCTATGTCTTGGGTTGTTGATAAGAAAAACAATTCATACAAGATCCTCTCATAAAATATATTTCGAGCATCTGTTGAATTAGTTGAAGTTAGGGTTATTGGTTTTGTCATTAGCTATCTTCCGTTCCTGTGCCTGTCTTATCTGTTTCTGTAAACTTTGCTTTCCCATCGCCCGCGCTATTCCAAATTGCCTCGACCGAAGTTTCAAAAGTACCATCAGAAATAGAGTGATCAACTTTTGTTACAAAATGATAGCCTCCAAGTCCCATAATATTTGAAATGGATCCTTTTTTCCAGGGGCGCCCTATATCTCCCATAGAGGTTGGATTGACAAATATTAAAGATCCGGGCTCAACAACAACGTTTCCAAAGAGTTTTATGGTAACATTGAAAATATTGGATAATATGTTAAATGGACTAGAGGCATTTTCTACAAGCCTGTGTTCCCTGGCGTATTCCCAGCTTAATCTTTCAAATGATATATTTTTCACAATTGAAGTGGTTTCTCCCAGTTGAAAATGTGGAATTCCGCTTGCCTCATCTCTTTTTTTAGAATCGGCATATGTTCCAGTTATTTTTAGATCCAAGGCGCTGGGATTTGAATAGACAATCATTGCCGGAATATCCACTCCGGGTACAAACTGCGAGGGGGGATTCAAACTTATTCTTAAATTTTTGTGGGGTCCGAACCTATTGTTGGACAATAGGGGACTCTTACCAGAATCAAACTCCAAATATGAAGTTCTAAAACTCCGACTGTCGTCATTTTGGCTATTCCAAAATTTTTCCAATTTATTTGAAACAATATATGCCATCAATTCTTTAATAAACATTCCCAAAGATTTTGTTTGGGTATCTTCGGAAATAACCTTGTCAAACATGAAGCTGCCGAATAATGACAAATGTATTGGAATATCTGCAATATTATAGGTTTTATTACCCACCTTAAAATCACACAAAATTGCCTTATAATTAGATAGGGGGCCCTCGGGAGTACCACTCATTTTGGCAACCTCCTTGTTGGTGCCTATTCTTATGGCTGCCTCAACAATATCTCCGAGGAATGTAAAATAAATACGATGTCTTCCATCATCCGCTTTTTCTGCATTTTCAAAAAGAACATCGGAAGATCCAGCAGCGATCGCCTGTTCCAAATAATTGATGGAATCTCCGGCGCTGCCAGGTATCGGGATGGCGGGTATTAGCGGCTGCTCAGATTTTATTATATCGACTAGAGATAAATCCGAAAAATATATTGAATTTTCTTTTGTCAACTCATTTAGCATCCTTGGGTATGCCTCTTTTTTGGAATCAGATATTAGTTTCGTCCTTTCGTCCTTAAGCTCATTCCTTTCATCCTTGTCTCCTGCTGCATCAATTGCTTTCTGCAAATTGTTTATTTTTCTAACCGTTTCGGGGAGCGGAGCTACAACATTTATTAATTTATCTCTTGCTAGCGACTCGCTTCTTGCTCGATAATCTATTTGAAGCTCGACGGTTCCGGAGCCTCCCTCATCGAATGATATAGAATAATCTTCCATTGTCAACAACAAAGAGACAGAGTTATCTTCTATTATTCCCCTCTCCTCCGGGGTCGCAGAATTCGGAATCTCCCACCCTGCTTCAACCAGAATATCTTGCTGATATTTTCCTTTATTTGGCTTTGCTTTCGAATTTTCGTCTGTCGCCAAAAGAAGATCAAGATATTTATATTTTCCACTTCCAGAGTCCCTCTCGACAGTTAATTGTGCGAAGTCCTGAAAATACAAGACAAGGGATGCCGTTATGTCTCGATTGGCCGAATATGTGTCGGTTCCAATATAGCTCCATGAAAAGGATTTTATACCAAAGCCAGCCCTAGTTTTATAGAATGTTCCCGTCGTAGTTGTCGCACTATAATTGAAAATATCTTTGATATCTGGCTGATATTGACCTCCTTTGCCGACTCCAGTACTAAAAGGAAACGGTATAGGAATGATTGTTGTTTTTTCGTCTTTATAGGATACTTTAGAGAGTTTTATCCTTGGCACCAAAGAAGATAGAGTTTTTGTACTCAATGTTGCTATTTTTGCTGCCTCGCTCCTTTGTGAGAGCTTTCCAATTGGATTTTCACTGCTTCTGTCAAGAGGAATTGTTTTTGTGTACTCTATAGAGATCTGATCTTTCGGGTGGCGATTGGCGGATGCAGGCGATAAAATTGGCATTTGCTGAAGCAGATATCGCTGTGGTCCAAATTTTAAAGCTGATGCCAACTCCAGCTCAAGTGCCTCTGTTGCTGCTGCATCCTCTTCTTCATCGGATGGGCCTGGTATTGGATTTCCGTCTGAATCTGTTTTCGGCTCGTCAGGTGGCACAATTCCTTTTTCTTTCAGCGCTTTCTCAAGTAATTTCTTTTCTTCCTCATCTGCTAAAAATTTCTTAACAGCTTCGTCTTCAACCGCAGCATTGTCAACATTATCAACTATCTCGGTTGCTCTTTCTTTTGCCTCTACTCTTGCCTTTGTTGTTTGATATGTTCCTATCAAATCTAACAATTGACCGTCATTTAATTGCGAAGAGAGGGGGAGGGCGTTATTGACATCAAGAATTTTTATAATCGCTTCCGCGTCTTCGCCATAAATGTCCCTTGCAACGGAAGCTGCGATTTTGGGATTGGAAGACAAGCTCTTCATTGTCGCAAGATGTGCCTTATCAAGCGAGGCTTTGTCTGGGTCGAGGGTGGCCGAGTCACTGAAAAGGGCAGACGACCCTTGTATGACGCCTTCTTGCTTGGCTGGATTGCCGTCACTCCAATAACTAGGCGAAGTTGCTTCTGAATCAATTTTTTGCAAATCACCTTCAAATCCGGGAATTTGTGATAAAAATATTAATTTGTTTTTTGGAGTGAGTGCCATTTGGTATCCCTATATATTAAAATAATCTAAAATTTGTTCAACAGAAAGGGGGACATAATAAATATCACCTACTTTAAAGTGAGAATCAGTTGGCTTTTGATTAAATTGAGCTATCACCCACCAATACTTTGAATCACCATATGCCTCATATGCCAATTTATATAATTTATCTCCCACTTTCCACCTGCGAGTTTCAAATGTTATTCTTTCCATATCTTCGCCAGATGGATAGAAAACAGTCCTTGTCTTAAACTGGCGAATATTTCTGACACCTCTTTCTTTGAAAACGTCATCATACATTTCGTTATCATTTATAATTATATCTGATTTTGAGTATCTTGAAAGTGGCATGTCCTATTTCTCCTCTTACGAACCTAGTATGTTGGCTGTCTCGCCGTCCAAAATTGGCTGCGGGCTATCGGTATTGTCAACGGGGGTATTTTTCTTTTTATTATTCCTCTTTCCTGGGGGTAAGCCAATAACATTTGCAGACAATGTTACAAGAATTTTTTGCGGGAGGAGTCTGGCCTCACCAATGACACCAAACGAGCCGCCAGTGTCTCGGATTACCTGCTCTTCCTTCCTTGCCCGGTCTCCAAAATCAAAAGAAATATTGGTTGGGGCACAATAAACATCAATCCAGGGAATCTCGGCGCCGAAAGGAAACGTAACCCTCCAGAGCGGCGCTTCCTTGATGACGCCGCCATCATAGAATGCGCGGGTCATCATTCTTCGCATATATTTTAAATTGTCAAGCAGAACTTTATCGGGACTATTCACCGGCCACGCAAGCGAAAAACTATCATCGGAAGATTTATATGTTTGTATAGGATCCCTTCTTCCATAAACGCTCTGCGAGTCCCACTGCATATTAGTGGTGACATTCAGAGAATCAATTCCAGTATCGAAATCATAACGAACACCCGGACTAGGCAGATATTGTAGTCGTAATATATTTTTTGCCATTTATTTTACTCCCTTCGCGGACGTGTGGCCCAGCATTTTTGCAACGTTAATGGGCTTCCCTGCCTGTTGAAGATCGAAGCCCCTTGATACAAAATTAAATAGTGCTGTTGGGCTAAAAATTGTATCTATTGCTATTTTTCCTTCAAGCGGCGGGGCACCCTTCCAAGCCTCCACGATTTGCTTGCTCACCTCTTTTCCAATTGCTTCTGCGAGTAGTGCATGATCTTTTCCTTTCGATATCTTGCCTGTCTTTGAACCCTTGACTATTGCTTCTCCGGTCACTGATCCACTTACTTCTGCGCCGAAAGCCGCTCCAGTAAGAGAAGATATCATACCAAATGCTTTTCCAAAAATACTATTTTTAAATACATATTCTGCAAACTCTCTCATTTTATCAAGCAGCATAGCCAGCGGGCGAAGGGGGGCTGCGATCGCTTCTCCCAATATTCCAAAGCGCGCTGCCGTCATATCAAGCAACTCCAAAAGGCCCGGACTGGCAAGTTTATCAGCAAGGCCGACGCCCAACGCATGGATTGATGAAAATACCTCGTTTATCGCAGCAGCGACTCTTTCGGCGTATTCGGTGAATTTGGCGAACGCTTTGGCCGTGAAAATAAATTGATCGGCAAAATCTCTCCACTTCTGGAGGAGCCAAGTAACTATCTTCAAGAGCACCGTCACTATGTCCACTAAGGCGATAAGGGGCGATAAAATAATCAAGGTGGCGAGGGCAAGTGCGGCAAGAATCACTTTCCAGGCTCCCGATTTCATGATTATGATATCTAAAATTTCTATCACAGGCATAAATACCTCGAACAGCGTCAGGACGCTATCTATGAGGGCGTATATCACATGTTCCAATGCCCACAAAACAACATTACCAAAAGTCTCGAATGCGGTTCCGGCACCCTGTGTCGAATCTCCAAGCTCCCCGAATCTCTTTTGCAATTCTTTTATTCTTGGCTGGAGAGGTTTTATTATTTTCATAAACCCGTCCACAATTTCCTGCCAATATACAAATACTTGGATCCAAGCATATGTCATAGCGGCTGCGACTGCGATCGTCCAACCAAGCGGGCCGGACAGGAGGGCGAAAACGGCCAATAAGCCAATGATGGCAATCTTCAAGCCACTTGCAGCAAGATTTGTGGAATCGAAAATATCTCCCAGATTTCCCAAGTAAGAATACACGAGTCCAAGCGTGGCAGCGATGCCGGTGGCCAAAACGGCAAGAGCCGCGACCACCAATTGGATGACGGGTAAGATACCAGCGGTGAGAACGCCCGTCCAAAACATTATTGCGATAATGCCAGCTATAACTGTCAGAGAAAATGCCGTGAATGCCGCTGCCATTCCTGCCAGGACCAACTTAAAGGATGGCGCATAATTTATAATTCTGATTAGGCCCATTGTTAAATTTTTAATGCCGTTTATTACCGGCCCAAGTTGAATTACAACTTGCCTCATTAATGTTGTCATTGTTTCTATAACGGTATTATAATCAGCAGTTTGCTGTGCGAGATTAATAATCTCAGATGATGATTTTTTGATGGCGCCGGGGAGTAAATCAAATTCCCCTCGCATAACCAAGGCCAACTCATTAACATCACTTAGTCCCATACTGGTTGCTATCATTTTTCTCTCATAATATTCCATATTATCAAAAGATCTTCCAGCTGAGTTTATTGCGTCTGCCATCTTTTTCATTCTTTCTGTGGGGTCCGTCGTGGTAACCATTTCTAGGGTACTCAAGTATGGTCCGCCGAGGGCTGCGTTCAATCTTCCAACAGCTTCTGCTGCTGTATCAAACTTATCAAATTTCTCTGTAATATTTAACATCTGCTCGACGGACATGCCAGATGCCCTTGCATTTACTGCCAATTTTTGAAAAACATCTGTTGCGCTGGAACCGAATGCGGCCAATTTCGGCATTGCGGCAGTAAAATCTTGGGCCATCTGCTGCGGTGGCATACCAATTGCCCGCGCAAGAACAAAGAGATCTCTGCTTGTCCTATTCGCTTGTCGTGCAGATTTTCCCAACACCTTTGTCATAAATTGAAAATTTTCTGTTGTTATGTCGGATTCGACGCCCAACTCATTCAATATAGCAGTTGTTTCGCCAAGCTCTTTTCTGGATGCTTTTGACATCTTATTCAGGTCCGTAACATTTGTTGTCATAGACGTATAACTTTTTGCGACATCTACTATAGTGACATTGTATTTCATCATATCTTTTTCAAGATTTGTTATTTCCCTTCCATACAAATCAAAGGCGCCGGTTTGTTTGTTGAAAGCAACCAAGGCGTCGTCGGTTGCAGCCGCAAGTTCAGCAGTGCCAGCGATAAGCGTGGATAATGCTCTCGTAGACAGATTAAAAGCTGCAGCTGCCGCTATGGAGGCGGCGCCACCCTCCTTCAAACCTTTGATAAGATTCTTTCGGGCTTTTGTGCTCGTTAACATTAGTTCTATGTCTTGCGAGATGCTATTAAGGAAGTTACTTTGGATTCCCAGGGCCTTCTGTATTCGATCTCCATATTTCCCCATTGCCTCCTCAGCTTTTGCAACGGAGTCAGCTGCGCTGTCTGCAAGGGCACCAAACGACCCAAGAGAGCCGCCAAGTTCTGACATAACTTTTTCAAGGGCTTCACCACCCTCTGATCCATCTACGAGGGCTCCCGTCATCATCACCAATGCTTTAACCAAAGGAGGCATAGTCGCATCTAATTTTTCCAACGCTTCTGTAAGGCGAATGACTACTGCTGGATCTAACTGTAGGTTATTACCGTTTGCCATAGATTGTTACCCTCATTTAAACGGCCACTTGATTCCTGTCGTCTTTTCAAATGCCTTCGTTGCTTTTTGTAAAACTGATTTCTGCCTATATGTTTTTGGATTATTTAATCCGTGGCGCGTGACAGCTTCTATATATTTTTTTTCTCCACCAATTGCACGAGCGAATGCCTTGATGTCTGCTGGCTTGCCCTTTATTTTGCTCCCAGAGCTAAAAATTGGAGCGCCAAACATTTGTTTAAGGACAAGCTGAATAATACTTCCATACATTCTCAAGAAGCTCTCGTTGAGCATGTCTTCATTTTTCTTCATTTCTTCTAAATCTATTTCTATTTCTTGCATTTACTTTGTTCCTTACTATTCTCGGGGGCCCAGGGGTTGATTCTCATTTTTTTTATCAGGTGATCCCGGTTTGTCTTGGACGGTGGGGGAGGGATTTATGGGGCCCGTGCCGCCCTCCTCGATGGCTGGCGCGTTGACGTGGGTGGAGTTAAAATGAAATTTAATATTCCCCTCGACAACATCCGAGGAGCCATATTCAAGGTCTCCCAAATCATAAGAAACTGGAATAACCTGATAAAATCCCAAAGTTTTAACCATTTCGCCTTCTGGGTTAAGGACCTTGACCAGTATGTTTGATTCATTCTGAAGTTGTACTTGAGGTTTGGGCGACTCTTTCATTTTGTTTTTCAAGTCGGAGTTATAATATGTCATCATCATATTTCTTATTTTTTCCATAAGATAAGGCGTCATATATAGAACTATTTCCAGATCTGTACTAACTGGGTCGCGACCTTCCATTATTTGGCTGCCACCAATATTGGCCGCGTCGTTGTCAATTGTGAGCGATAATTCTGGCAAATTTACAGATTTAATTAAGTGTTTGGAAATATCAAATGTCTTTATATTTGTAATCTTAAAATCTTCACCTTCATAACTTGGCGTGCCGGCATAAAGATTCACCTGAACCACAAAACGATATTTTTGAAGTGGGATTACTTCTTTGTCTGTCCAAAATTTAGTCACGGTATACCTTCTCCTGAAATAAATAGTAAAAAACCAAGAAATATTCCCTATCTCTTGGTTTTGTGTGATTTTTTTATTGCATTACTTTCTTTTTCAATTTGATCAGATAACCTTTGTAGAAACCATCTCCTAATTTTTATAGGTAAATTATATGCTTCAATAAAGCTCCAACCACCGTGATATTTCATCAAGAAGAATTCTTCATAAACCGACTTGATGTATTCATCACTTAGGCCAAAAAAAGTCCGTAGTGAACGGCACCTCCAGGGCCGTTCGAT